GGGAGCGTCTACGCCGACCCGGACGGCAGGGAATACGCGGTCAAGGCAGCCATGATCGACGCGATGGGCGGGCGCACCGCCGAGGTCTACCGCTGGGCCGTCCGTCATCGGGGGCGCGTCTTCCCGTGGCAGGGCGTCCGTTCGATGGCGCAGCCCTACACCCCCTCGCATCAGGAATACTTCCCGGACGCCAAGGGCAACAAGATCAAGATTCCCGGCGGGCTGATGCTGTACCGCTGCGACGTGACGTTCTTCAAGTCCGATCTGGCGTTCAAGCTCGGCATCCACCCGGATGATCCCGGCGCGTTCCACCTCCACGCCAATGACGGCGGACAGCTCGAACAGTACGCCAAGGAGCTGTGCGCGGAGGTGTGGGATGACGAAAAGCAGGGATGGGAAAACCCGGCAAATAAGCCGAACCATTTCTGGGACTGCGAGGTCATGCAGCGGGCGTTCGCGTTCATCCTGAACGTCCGGCATCGCCGCAGACCGGACGAGGAAACGAAAAAGCCCGCCCGTCCCCCGCGTCCGTCCGAACGCGGCGGGGGCGGCATCGGTTCGCGCCTGGCGAATCTGCGGAGGTCGTGATGGCGCTATACGACTTGTCGGATCGCCTCAACTGGCAGCAGGCTTGCGAGGTGCTTGGATGCGGAAAGACCCATCTGTACGCTCTCGTCAAGGAAGGCAAGCTGCACATGTACGGAACGGGGAAAAGATACCGCTGGTTTTCCCGCAATGATTTAGAAGTGATACTCGAAAAAGGACTTTCAAAAGAGACGCCGGAGAGAACTTGCCAAGTTGGAGAAACATCGCTATCTTAAAAAGCAAGAAGGGCGGCAAGTGCGCTAACACTCACCGCCCCGTGTGGGGCACGTCCCCCGCGAGTAAGAGTCTCGCAAGTATCACGCCCCGTAGGAATGCCACTTCCTACGGGGCAACTGCGTTTAGAGGTTCATGAAATGAACCGCCACAGCCGCAAGAACGGCGGCAAGCCAAGCTGCCAGCACGTCCCGGAGGAAGTGTCTCATGGGGTATCCTCCTTTCGGGAGGCGGCCCCACGCTGGCAACGTATCTGCGAACGAGAAGAAAGGCAAGACAGCTTTAACAGCCGGGCTTTTTTTGTATTTTTTCAAAATTTCTGTTCGCACATTCCGCACATTCCGCACGTTCCGCACATTCCGCGACTTGCACATTTTTTCGTGCTATGTGTAGCACACTATGAGCACCATCTGGACACGTGAAGACCTCCTCGATCTGATCGCCTGTTGGAAGGCCGCGTACAAGGCGGCGTCCACGGGCAAGTCGTACACGGTTCAAGGCCGCACCTTGACCCGGTACGATCTGCCCGAGATCCGCCAGCAGCTTGTCTATCTTCAGGGCGAGCTTGCGGCGCTCGACACCGGGCGTCGCGGCCCCACCATCGTACTCGCACGGGTAAGGAGGTAAGGCATGGCATTGCTTGATCAGTTCGGGCATCCCCTTTCTCCCGTGTCCACCTCGCGCATGACCGCCCGCGCCTCCCGCGACGCCGGGGCCTATCGCGGCTCCATCTCGGGCTGGCGCGGGCCGCAGGTGGATTCCCCGGAAGGGGAATCCAGCGAACGGGCGGTCATGCAGCGCCGTGCCGCCGACCTCGCCGCCAACGATTGGGCGGCGCATTCGGCGGTGGAGGCCATTTCGGGCAACGCCATTGGGACGGGCCTTGTCCCGAAGGCGAGCATCCCCGCCGACATGCTCGGCATTTCCTCCGAGAGCGCCCGCGAACTTGGCAAACGGATGGAGTGGGCCTTTGCGCTCTGGACATCCGAGGCCGATGTCCGCGGGCAATGCCACTTCGCCGACCTCCAGAATCTTGGCATCCGGACGATGTTGAGCTTGGGCGAGATGCTGCATCTGGCGGTCATGTTCAACGAAAAAGAGCGGGAACGGCAGAACCGGGCGTTCTCGTTCGCGCTCCAGACGCTTTCCCCGTCCCGCCTGATGACGCCGAGCGACCAGCAGAGCGATCCCCTCCTCCGCGACGGCGTCCGCCTGTCCGAGTACGGCAGGCCGGAAGGGTACTGGCTGGCGACGCCCAAGGCTTCGCCCCAGTCCTCCTTTCTGTCGGTGGAACGGAGCGCTCTGCTGGCGGCGGACTTCACCTATGTCCCGGCCCGCGTCGGCCACCGTCCGGGGGTGTTCCACCTGTTCCGGCACGAGACGGACGAGCAGGTGCGCGGCGTTTCGGCGTTCTCCAAGGGCATCGAGCTGTTCCGCAACCTGTCCGACGCCATCAGCTACGAGCTGTTTGCGCAGGTCATAGCCGCGTCGTTCCCCGTGTTCGTCGCGCTGGAAAACGGCGGGGTGCAGCTCCCCGACTATGTGACGGAGGGGCAGGAAGGCGACGGCGAACGCCGGGAACGCCAGCTTGTCCAGGACCTCAGCCCCGGCCAGGTCTTCTACGGCAACGAGAACGAAAAGCCGTATGTGCTGGAATCGAAGCGCCCCTCGGCCAACTTCTCCGCGTTCGTTGAGATCGTGCTGCGGGCGACGGCGGCCTCCGTGGGCATCCCCTACGAATCGCTGACGAAAGACTTTTCCAAGACCAACTACTCCAGCGCCCGCGCCGCGCTTAACGAGGCGTGGAAGCTCTACAGCTTTTACCGCAACTGGTTCGGGCGGCTTTACTGCCAGCCTGTCTACGAGATGGTCATAGAGGAGGCGTTCCTCCGGGGCATGTTCGAGCTTCCGAAAGGCGCGCCGGGCTTCTACGAGGCCCGCACATTCTGGTGCAACGTGGACTGGATCGGCCCCTCGCGCGGGTTCGTGGACCCGGTGAAGGAGATCACGGCCACCATCCTCGCGCTGCAAAACCGCCTGATGACCTACGGCGAGGCGTGGGCCGAAACGGGCAGGGACTTCGACGAAGGCTACGCCCGGATGCTGGATGAGTCTCCTCTGCTGGCGCTGCTCGGCCCCCTGAGCCTGAGCACCAAGCTCGGCAAGCCGGGCAAGGACACGGCCCCGGAGGGCGACGAAAAGTCGGAAGGTGAGGCCCCCGAAGAGAAAACGGGAGAAGAAGATGAATGAGTTGTGGGCGTTGCCCTTTGAAATGGCGGAGCAGGTGCTGGCTGAATTGGCCTCGGCAAAGTCGAACCCTCAAGCGCTGGTTGAAGGATTTCCGGAACGGAAGGCGCGTGGCTACGAGCTTGTCGGCGGGGTGGCCGTCATCCCGGTATCCGGGCCAATCGTCAGGGAGCAGGGCTGGTACGGGGCGGGGCAGGATGCCGTGGCGTCGTCGTTGAATGCCGCGCTTGCAGACCCCGCCGCCCGCGCCATCCTGCTCGACATAACCAGTCCGGGCGGCGTCGTGGCGGGCACGAAGGAGCTTGCCGACGCCATAGCCGAGGCCCGGACGAAGAAACGTTGCGCCGCCTATGCCAACGGCCTGTGCACGTCCGCCGCGTACTGGCTGGCGTCGGCCACGGGCACGGTCTACGCGCCCCTGACCGCCACAGTCGGCAGCATCGGCGTGATCATGACGATCACCAACTACGCGAAGCTGGAAGAGAAATGGGGCATTTCCACCGTGACCATCACGGGCGGCAAGTGGAAGGCAGCCGGACAGGGCGGCGAGCTGACCGACGAGGAGCGCCAGTATTTTCAGGAACGGATCAACACCCTGCACCAGATTTTCAAGGCCGATGTGGGCCGTCACATGGGGCTGACGGCTGACCCGCAACTGTGGGGCGAGGCGCAGCTTCTGCTGGCGCAGCCCGCGCGGGAACTTGGCCTTGTCACCGATATTGTCAGGGATCGCGACGCCGCGATCCGCAAACTCGCTGTGGAGGCACAGATGACCAGAGAAGAACTCGCCGCGCAGTCCCCGGAACTGGTGGACGCGCTGCTGGCCGAAGGCAGGCTGAAAGCGGAGGCCGAGAACAAGGCGAACATGGACAAGGCGGCGGCTGATGCCGTAGCCGGCGCGCTTGCCGTGGTGAAGGCCGTGGCGGGCGATGAGACGGCGTCCCGCGTCGAGACGACGCTGAACACCCTCCGGGCCACCGGGATGAGCGCCGAGCAGATCGCCACCGTAGCCCCGTTGCTGGCGAAGGCCGAAGCGCCCGTGCATGAGAATGCCGAGGCGAAAACCCGTGCGGGCATCCTCGCCGGAATCCAGAATGTCCACCAGAATCCCGTAGCAGCCTCGCCGGGGACGGTTCCCACGGCAACTACGAAAAGCCCGCTGCTGGCGGACGCCGAACGTCGCGCCGAAGTAGCGAAGTAAGGAGACATCATGTCCAAGATCATCGTCAATACCGAAGTCATGGGGCCGGACTTTTCCGAGCTTGTCCTGCATGAGCTGAACTACGAGTGGAGCCGCGAGGTTGTGACGCTGGCTGCCGGGGAAGCGGCGCTACAGTTTGGCATGGTGCTGATGCGCGGTGCTGACGGCGTGTATGCGCCGCTGACCGAAGTGACGGAGGGAGAAGGGGAAAGCCAGACGAAAAAGCTTGGCGGCGCACCCGTCGCGGTGCTCATCGGCGTCGTCCCGGCCAGCGAGTCCGCACAGTCCGCCGTGGTCATCCGGCGCGGGGCCATCCTGAACGGCGCGGCCCTCAAGTTCGACGCCAGCGTCACCACATTGCAGGCCGAGGCCAAGCTGGCCCTGTCCGATCTCGGCATCGTCATCAAGGAGTAATCCATGTTTATGCAGTATCCTACGGTGTTCGAGTGCACCGAAATGACCGCGGCGGTCAACAAGCTGCCCGCACTTCCCGTCTATTTCCGCAGGCTGTTCGAGGTGAAGGGCGTGAAGAGCACAACCGTCTCCCTCGACATCAAGAAAGGCCGCATCGTGCTGATAGGCGATTCCCCGCGCAATACCGCCCCTGAGAGCCTTGCCGGGCGCGGGGCCAAGCGCGAATGGAAGCACCTCTCCTGCGCGCATCTGGCGCAGTCCGACACGCTGGCCCCCGAAGACATTCAGGATGTCCGGGCGTTCGGTTCCACCGAACCCATCACCGCTGCCGAGGTCTACAACGACAAGATGCAGCAGCTAAAAGACAACCTTACGGCGACGGTGGAGTTCCATCGTCTCGGAGCCATCAAGGGCGTAGTGCTCGATGCGGACGGCACTACCGTCCTGCACGACATCTTCAAGACGTTCGGCGTCACCAAGAAGACGCTGCCCATTCTTTTCCCCAAGACGGCCGCCGACGATGCGAACCCCATCCAGACCAGCATCCTCAACGCCAAGCGGCATGTCGAGGCCGCGATGGGCGGCACGCCGTTCAGCCATATTGAATGCATCATCGGCTCGGACGCCTACGACATGCTGACTTCCCATGTGCTCGTGCGGAAGTATTTCGAGGACTGGCTCGCCCGCAAACAGGACTATGGCGACAACGATTACCGCAAGCGCGGCTTTACCTACGGCGGCCTGACGTTTGTGGAGCGTTCCGACGTGGTGGGCGGCCAGACGATGGTGGCGGCCAAGAAGGGGCACGTTTACCCGGTCGGCCCCGGCATCTTCAAGCAGTACCACGCGCCCGCCGACTGGATGGAGACGGTCAATACCATCGGCCTCGAATATTACGCCCGCATGGACGAGAAGGAAAAGAGCCGCGGCATCGACATCGAGGTGCAGACCAACCCGCTCACGCTCTGCACCTACCCCGAAGCGTTGGTCGAACTCGACTTCAAGGCGGCGTAGTCATGGCTGATTTCGATCTCGCCTACGCGCCCGTCGCCAAGTGGGAAGGCGGCTGGACGCACGACTCCGGCGACAAGGGCGGGGAGACGTTCCGCGGGTGCGCCCGCAACTTCTTCCCGAACGAACCGATCTGGCCCGTCATAGACCGTGAAAAAAGCCATCCGTCCTACAAGCAGGGCAAGGCCGCCTTCTCCGCGCACCTTATGGGGATTCCGAGCCTCACGGGGTGCGTCAAGGGTTGGTACAAGAAAGAGTGGTGGGACAAGCTCGGGCTCGAACGGTTCGAGCAGATCGTGGCCGACGAGCTGTTCGAGCAGGCCGTGAACCTCGGCAAGGCGGGCATGGGGCGTTACCTGCAACGGCTCTGCAACGCCTTCAACTGGCGGAAGGACGGCAGCGCGGACGGGGCACGCCTGTTCGACGATCTCCAGACGGACGGCGTCGTCGGCCCGAAGACGCTTTCGGCCTTTTCCATCGTCCTTTCCCGGAACGACGCCCGGCGCATCGTGCACCTCATGAACTGTATGCAGGGCGCGCACTACGTGAACAGCGGGGCGAACCGTTTCAACCAGCGGAAATTCTGCGTCGGCGGCTGGCCGACGCGCACCTATGACCCCGGACAGGAGGTCTTCTGATGGATTTCGCTACGTTGATGGATTCCCAGTCCGGCATCGTCGCGTTGGGCATGGCCGCCGTTTCCGGCGTGTGCGCGTTCATCTGCGCGTTCATGCCCGCGCCCACGGAACAGTCGGGCATGTTGTACCGGATTGTCTACGAGCTGCTGAACTGGATCGGCTGCAACAAGGGCAAAGCCAAAAACGCCGACGACGCGGGCAATGGCGGCAAGTGATGCATGGTCGGCCCTCGTCCGCATCCTTCAACTGGTTCTTGAAGGTTTTCGGGAATACCGCCGCCGTTCCCGTGTGGGCGCTGTGCGCTCTGACGGCTGCTCTGCATGGCTGCGGAAGTTCGGGGGCGCTGACAAGCGTGCCTCCCGCACCGATGACGCCGGGGGCGATCATCACTGAGGCATGGGCCTACGAAGAGGGCGGGCGTTGGGAACAGGTGGGGGGTGAATGGATTCATCTTCCGGCAAACGAGGGAGCGGAGCTGCTGCTCTGGATTGAACACGCGGAGGAACTATGCCGCTGACCACGGAAACGCTGCTGGCCTATTCGATGGGCATCATCGGTACATTGCTTGTGCTGCTCATTTCGCTCGTCGTTTATGTCTTCCTGACGCTCAGGGAGGAAGTCCGGGGCGTTTCATCCGATTTGTCCGAGTTGAACAAACACCGGGTGAAGCTCGTCCACATTGATGATTGCCGCCTGACGGTAGCGCGTGTCCATGAAAGGTTGGACGACTACGAAGACGCCATGCAGGGCCTCAGCGAACGCATGGCCCGGACCGAGGCGCTGTTGCAGGAGCGGGGAGGGCATTCATGAACCAGAGCTTCTTCAAGGACATCCTGGAACAGGAAATCCACTCCGTGTTCCTGAACCCCGCCGAATTCGGGGAATCCGTCACGCTGGAAGGCAGAACGCTCGACGCCGTGGTGGACAGGCCGGAAATGGCATGGCCCGAAGCGGACGACAGGCCCGGCGTTTCCCACAGGCTCGTGGTGCTGTCCGTGGCCCTGTCCGACTTCCCGGACGAGCTGTACCCCGGCACGAGCGTGACGTTCAACGGCGAACGCTGGTTCGTGGCCACAGCCGACCGCGAAGCGCTGCGGACCATCCGGCTGTACAGGGAGGCGGCATGATCCGGCTCGACATCCCCAACATGGACGAAACGATCCGGGCGCTCACGGCCTCGCTCCAGCACATGCCGAAGGAGTGCGAGATCGCCGTTTCACGGGCCATCAACCGCACGTTGAACGCCATGCGTGCCGAGGCGATCCGCATTGCGCGGCGGGCCTATGTCTACGTGCCTCCGGGAAGGCTGTTCGACCAGCTCTACTTGAAGAAGGCGCAAAGGGGCACCACGAAGGCTTGCCTCTACATTTCCGGGCGGCGCGGCATCTCCCAGTACCACTTCCGTCCGGCTCCGAAGTTCCCCGGAACCAAGCCCCCGGCGGGCGTTTCGGCGCAGATCCGGCAAGGCGGTACGCGGAAGGTCTATCAGGAGCCCGGCTACTCGAAGCCCTTCATCATGAAGAAGCTGCGGGGGATCGATTTCGGCGGCTACGGCGTGTTCATGCGCAAGAAAGGCGTGAACAACTTCCACAAAAAAGGCCGCAAGGGGGCGGAAGGGCTTGTCTGGAAAGGGGTGAAAATGCTGTTCGGCGCGTCGCCCATCCAGTCGTTGCTCAAGAAGGAAAACCAGCAGCAGATCGTGGACAAGGCGTCCGAGGTTTTTCCCCGCCGTCTGCAACACGAGGTCAACTTTCAGATCGGCAAACTGGCCGCATCGGGAAAAATGCGATGAGAAGCAGAGAGTTATTGTTGGCGGTCAAGGAAATGCTGACCGAGGCCATGAAAGAGTACCCTTTCCCCGCTCCTGACGGTTCCTGTGAAGACCTTCAAGTGTTCCTTCACGGTTTGCCCGACGAGCAGGGGAGAAGGACGTACCCGTTCATCTGCATCCGGTGGGTCAGCGGCGACATCAACGAAGGCGTGGATGGCTACATCGGTGCGGAAGGCCGGGAAACGCTGGCGCTGGTGCTCGGCATGTACGCGCCGGAGAGCCAGGAGCAGGCCGGGCTGATCCTCGCGGAACTGCTCGACTGGACGCGGGCCGTCCTGCGCCGAAATCGGGTTGTCGCCAAAAAGTTCCAGTTGGAGCTTCCCCTCAAAGCGTCCATCCCCGACCCTGAAAAACAGTGGATGGAGTACCATATGGCGACTGTTTTCCCGGAATACCAGTATATTATCCCGTCCACCCCGTTGGGCGGCACTTTGAAGGAACATACCTATGAATGAACAGACTTCCCCCAAAAAGCCCGACAAGGCGTCCGGCAAAGCTGACGGCAGTCGCGGCACGTGTGCCGCGTCGAGTGAGGCAAGCGGGCAACCTGAACTTGTTTCAGGTTGCATCCGTCCCGCGCCGCCGAACGGCCATCAGACGGAAAGCCCGTCTCCGGAGCTGCTGGCCCGCCGGAAGCAGGCGTTGACCGTGTATGTCGGCCCGGACAGGCCGTTCGGCCTTCCCCTGCGGACCAGCGCCGTCCTGCGTGGCGAGCCGCTTCCGCAGCTTGCCGCCGTCATTGAGGCCAACCCGGATCTGAAAAAGCTGTTCATCCCGGTGGAGGAGCTGGCCGAAACCCGTTGCCAGCTCCGCAAGGAAGGCAGCGGTATACAGCGGCTTTTCAAAACCATCAGCGAGGCCAGCCGCAAGGCTCGGAAGACCAAGGAGTAGGCTATGGCTTTCAAACACGGCGTATACACCAGCGAACTGCCCACGAGCATCCTCCCGGCCCGTTCCGTGGACAGCAACGTGGTCTTCGCGGTCGGCACGGCGGCGGTTGACCGCCTTGCTGCGGGCAAGCCCCGCTACGTGAACCGGCTGCGCATGTATTATTCGTATGACGAGTTCGTCTCGGAAATGGGGTGGGACGAGGAGAACTTCAACAAATACAGCTTGCAGGAGCTTGCGTACAGCCACTTCGCGCTCTACCGGGGCGCGCCGCTGGTGGTGTGCAACGTCTTCGATCCCGCCGTCCACAAAACGAGCGTCAGCAGCGAGGCCGTGAGCTTTGACGCCAAGGGTGCGGCTTCGCTCAAGCACGGCTCCGTTTCCAAGCTGGTGCTGAAAAATGCGGAAAGTTCCACAACCTACGTCGAAGGCACCGACTACACGCTGGACCCGATCACCGGGGAGCTGGCCCGTATCGAGGGCGGGAGTCTTCCAGCCGAAGCGAACGTGACAGCCGGGTACGACTATGCGGACGTGTCGCTGGTGGACAGCGCGGACGTCATCGGCGGCATCAACGAATCCACGGGAGAATCGGAAGGGCTGGAGCTGATCGATTCCGTGTTCCCGCAGTTCCGGCTCGTGCCGGGAAGCATCCTTGCCCCGCGCTTCTCCGAAGACCCCGCCGTGGCCGTGGTCATGGCGGCGAAGGCGGACGGCATCAACGGGCTGTTCAAGGCCGTGGCCCTCGCGGACATCCCGACCGAAGGCGAGCACGGGGTCAAGAAGTACACGGACGTCCCCGCCTACAAACAGAACAACAACCTCTCGGACGAGCTGCTGATCGTGTGCTGGCCCAAGGTGAAGCTCGGGGACCGCGTGTTCGGCCTCGCCACGCACCTCACCGGGCTCATCTCGCAGACCGACGCCGACCGGGAAGGGGTCCCCTACGCCAGCCCGTCCAACAAGCGGCTGGAGATCACGAGCATCGGCTATCCCGACGAAAAGGAGGAGGGCGGCTGGAAGGAACTCTTCCTCGGCCTCGACAAGTGCAACTACCTGAACGGAGAGGGCATCTACACCGCCGTGAATTGGGACGGCGGCATGAAGTCGTGGGGCGGGCGCATGAGCGCGTATCCCTCGAACACCGACCCCAAGGATTGCCAGGACGCCATCCGCCGATTCTTCAACTGGTACCAGAGCACGTTCATCCTGACGTACTTTCAGAAGGTGGACAACCCGCTGACCCGCCGCCAGATCCAGACCATTCTGAAAAGTGAGCAAATCCGTCTGGACGGCTATGCGGCCCGCGAGATGATCCTTGGCGGTTCCATCTCCTTCGACGAGTCGGACAATCCGACGACCGATCTCGTCGACGGCATCGCCCGGTTCCACCTGCGGCTCACCCCGCCGCCCGCCAACCGCGAGATCGACGGCATCTTTGAATTTGACACCGACAACCTGAGCGTCCTGTTCAGCTAACGGAGAGGCCATGAGTCGTCCTGAGCAAACAATTGCCTACCGCGTGTACTGGCAGGGGAAAGACCTTTTGGGCACGGCCCAGATCGAGATGCCGCAGGTACAGTACATGACCGAAACCCTGAGTGGTTCCGGCCTTGCCGGGGAAATCGAATCCCCGACCATCGGCCTCACGCAGTCCATGACCTGTAAGATGACCTTCACGAGCGCGACCAAGGATGTTTTCGACATTCTGGACTGGACGCTCCAGCCGCTGTTCGAGTGCTACAGCGCCTTGCAGATCGTGGACGAGAGCACCAGCATCCGCGAATCCATCCCGTATCGGCTCAATATCGTTGGCCGTCCGAAAAACATGAGCCTCGGCACGATGGAGCAGGGCAAGAAGCACGGCAACGATCTTGAGTTGGAAGTGACCCGCCTCGAAATTCTGCTGGACGGCGAGGAACAGCTCCTCATCGACAAGATCAACTTCATCCACCGGGTGAAGGGCAACGACCTGCTGGCCGCCGTCCGCGTCCAGATGGGCCTCAACGCATAGGAGAAAACATCATGGAAAAGACCGCGCAAGCCACCCTGAGCGCCCCCATCACCGTGCGGGGCAAAAAGACCGACATCCTCACCCTGCGCCGGGCCACGCTTGGCGACGACGAGGACGCGATGGACATGGCCATCTCCTTCAACCGGGGGAACAACCCTGTCACCGTCGAGCTGTGCACGTTGTCCATCGTGACGGGGGTTCCCTACGACGTGCTCCGGACGCTCGACGAGGACGACATCGGGGCGATCCGCGCGGCGCACAATTCCCTCCGCCCTACGAAGCCGAAAAAGAAGGAGGAGGCCGAAACCGCGACGGCTACGACGCAAGGGGAAGGCTCCACGGCCTCCGCCTAGCGATGCTGTCGCTGGCGAAATTCAGCGGCTGGAGCAGGACGGAAATCCGCAATCTGACACCGGAAGCGTTCGTCGGTTATGCCGACGCCGCAAAGGACATGGACAATGGCGAGTGAGTTCGGCGTTTCTTTCAGCCTCGGGGCGAATCTGGACGGGAGTTTCGGCTCCGCGTTCCGTTCCGCCAACGGGCAGATCGCCAAGGTAACGCAGTCCATCAGGGCGATGGAGGGCACCCCGGTCGGGAAGATCGGGGCCTCCTTGCTCGCCCAGCGGGAAAAGACCCAAAAGCTCGTAGGGAGCCTCAAGGAAGCCAAGGGGCAGCTTGCCGGATATTGGGCCGAGGCCGAAAGGACAGGCAACATCACCGGTACGCTCGCCGCGCAGATCGAGCGGACGGAACGAAAGGTCGCGTC